ATGGTGGTAATGGATCAGCAGCCGCAAGAGATGCAGGTTACGCAGAATCCTCAGCGCACGTGGAAGCGAACAGAGCACTGAAGAACCCATTGATAGTACACGAGATTTTCAGGAGGACTGCCCTAGCGATAGGAGCAGCATTGCCAAAGGCATTGAATACAGTGGTGAGATTGAGCGAGAGTGCTAAGAGTGAATATGTACAGTTAGAAGCCTCACGGGATTTGTTGGATCGTGCGGGTATGAAGGCACCTGAGCGGATAGATCACAGGCTGGACGGCGAGTTTAGGGTTACGATTGACCTAGGCTAGCTCGTAGGCGGGGGGGGTTGAAAACCCCGACACGCCGGACTTGGATACGACCCCCACAAGTATTTTAACCCCTCAAAGTACGCACCCAATCCAAAATATTTTCTCCCTTTAAAAGGTACGATTGTAGATTGTTCTACTTTGGTACAGTAGACTCGTTGGTGATTGTACCAAAGTGCCTGTTTGGTATAATCAATAAGTCCATTGGAGTTCTTCTTCGGTTGCCTCTTACCTAATTTGATAGGAGATTGTTTCATGGCTACACCATTATGGCAGAGGAAGGCTGGCAAAGACCCCAAGGGTGGGTTGAATGCTGCGGGTAGAGCTAGTGCCAAGAAGCAAGGAATGGATTTAAAACCCCCTGCACCTAATCCTAAGAATAAAAAGGACAAGGGTAGGAGAGCTTCTTTCTGTGCTAGGATGAGTGGAATGAAGAAGAAGCTAACGTCATCCAAGACGGCGAAAGACCCGAATAGCCGTATTAATAAATCACTCAGAGCGTGGAATTGTTAAGGAGAATATGATGCCTAGTGTTGGTGGAAAGAAGTATGCGTACGACGAGAAGGGCATGAAGGATGCTGCCGCTGCTCGTAAGAAGTTGGCTATGAAGATGGCGGCTAAGAAGAAGGTAAAGAAGAAGTGAAGAAGCCTGTTAAATCTAGTGTGAACAAATCTGGCAACTACACGAAGCCTGAGATGCGTAAGACTTTGTTTAACAAGATTAAGAGTTCTTCTGTTCAGGGGACTGCGGCAGGGCAATGGTCTGCTCGTAAAGCCCAGTTACTTGCTAAACAATACAAAGACAAAGGTGGAGGGTACAAATGAAAGCCCCTCAGAAATCCTTGAAAGATTGGGGAGCCCAGAAGTGGCGTACTAAATCTGGGAAACCATCTTCAAAAACTGGTGAGCGTTATTTACCAGAGAAGGCGATCAAGGCTTTATCGTCTTCTGAGTATTCTGCAACTACCAAGGCCAAGCGTGAAGGCAAGGCTCAAGGTAAGCAGTTTGTAAAGCAGCCTAAAGAGATAGCGAAAAAGACTGCTAAGTTTAGAAAGTAACCCGACAAGCCTAAAGGCTTAGAGAACATTGAGGAATATAACATGGCTATTAGTAACACGCGAAAAGAGTTCAATGCAGCGTTTAGTCAAGCTGCTAAAGAAGGCAAGAAGACGTTTCAGTTTCAGGGGAAGAGCATCAAGGTAGAGTTTGCCTCGGAAAAAAAGACGCCTGAAAAAGGTATGAGGGGTGACCCAAGTGCTGCAAAAAGACAAACAAATAAAACATCTACAGATAAAACAAAAAGACTTTCTAAAGACCCTACTGAAAGAGTTGCAGTTCGAGCAAAAACTCCTTTAAGAGGGCCACAAACTGATCCTCGCGCAAACAATAATGAAGCTCGTAAATTACGGGCAGAGACTGCTGTTGGTTATAAGCCAACACGATCTACTTATAAAAGTATGAGATCAGAAATTGATGCAATGGAAAAGGCTAAACCTAGTTCTATTCCTTCTCCTTCCGCACTAAAAAAGATAAAAGAAGAACAAGCAGCCGTATCTAAAAGAGGGAAGAAACTTGATCTAGCTTATGCTAGAACAGCGGGGTTTGGGAAACCACCCATGGTAAAAATAAGAAATGGTAAATACATGTATTAAATTTAAAGATTGGAGAACGCACTATGGCTAAATCAATGGGCAAGCCTATGATGTCTGGCAAGAAAGCACCGATGATGAAGAAGGCAATGGCTATGAAGATGGCTATGAAGAAGCCCAAGGGAAAGATGAAGTGAACATCTTTACTTAATACGATCTATCCTCCATATATCTCACACATATATGGAGGATATTATGTCTGATGAAGGTTCATTCTCAAGTATGCTGACATACGGCGATAGAGAGAAATTGCGCCACATAGTTCGTAAAACACACCTGAGATACTACCCTACTGATAAACTTACCAACTATGAATGCGATAAATTCATAGACGCTATGGGTGCAGAAGTGGCTGGCAAGATGATTAAGGCCGCTGTTGATGGTGGATTCATCTCTTGAAGTTTGATTACAAGCCTGACGGAGAAGTCCTCAAGGCATTCATGAAGGATAACTCCTTTTTTCGTGGGCTCCGAGGGCCAGTAGGTTCTGGCAAATCAGTCTGTTGTGCAGTCGAAATCTTTCGCCGAGCCCTGCAACAGAACAAAGGAGAAGACGGCATCCGCAGAAGTAGGTGGGCTGTCATCCGTAACTCCTATCCCCAGTTGCGCACTACAACTATCAAGACATGGGCCGAGTGGTTTCCAGAAGAAATCTGGGGCAAGATGCTATGGCATCCACCGCCATATACCCATCGCCTTCGTCGTGGTGATGTAGACATTGAAGTCATATTCCTAGCCCTTGATAGACCTGAAGATGTAAAGAAACTCCTGTCTTTGGAGTTGACTGGCATCTGGATCAACGAGGCAAGAGAGTTACCCAAGTCTATTGTCGATGCGTGTACCATGCGTGTGGGTCGTTATCCCTCTATGAAGAGCGGTGGACCCACATGGTATGGCGTAATAGCCGACACGAATGCCCCAGACGAGGATCATTGGTGGCCTATTATGGCAGGAGAAGCCCCGATTCCTGACCACATTGGCAGGGATGAAGCCCTCATGTTGGTTAAACCAGAGACATGGAAGTTCTTTAATCAGCAAGGTGGGATGATTGAAGAGCGTGATGGTGAAGGAAATCTAGTAAGGTACTTGCATAACCCCAAAGCAGAGAATGCAAAGAATATCGTTAAGGGTTATTATAATGATATTATTCAAGGCAAAACAAAGAGTTGGATAGATGTCTATATCCTTAATAAACTTGGCTCCCTTAATGACGGTAAGCCTGTGTATCCTATGTTTGTTGAGGATGTTCATAGTTCAAAAGAACCTCTGCTTCCGATTCCTAATCTCCCTATCATTATTGGTCTGGATTTTGGTCTTACTCCTGCTGCTGCTTTCTGCCAGTATGCCCGTGGACGTTGGTATGTCTTACGTGAACTCGTGGCAGAAGACATGGGCATCACTAGATTTATCGAAGTTCTAAAAAAAGAAGTAGCTATCAATCTTCCTAATCATCAAATCCTTGTCTATGGCGATCCGTCTGGTGATTACAGAGCGCAGACAGATGAGAGAACTCCGTTCCAGATACTACGAGCAGCAGGGATTAAGGCTTTGCCAGCAGGGAATAATGATCCTGCCCTGCGTATTGAGGCTGTAACTGCACCACTTAATCGTATGGTTGATGGTCAAGCTGGGTTTGTTATCGACCATAGATGCGTGAATCTTATCAAGGGATTCCGTGGTGGATATGGCTATCGTAGGATGCAAGTCTCTGGAGCCGAGAGATACGATGAGAAACCAGAGAAGAACAAGTTCTCGCATATCCATGATGCACTGCAATATGCGTTTATCGGTGGGGGCGAAGGCCGCTTGCTGACAAATAGTGGTCGGAATGGAAAGCCGATCATGGCTCGTAGAGACTTTGATGTGTTTACAAGGCAACCATTGCAGCGTAGGAAGAATAAGATCAACGTAAGTCCATTGTAAACTCTGTATTATTAATACATCGCTGCCAGATGAGATGAGGAGATCATCATGTGTTTTAAGCCACCAAAGCCACCAAAGCCCGATCCTGAAGATGTTGCTCGCGAATTAGAGCAGGAACAGATGATAGAAAACCAGCAAGCAGACTCTGCTGCAAAACTTGCTGAAGATAAAAAGCTCCGTACACAATCAACATTCGGACAGCAGTCTGGTATGTATGGAATGCGTTCTCTTATATCCGGCCCTAAGGGTGGTGCTGGGTTTTATTAATAAGGGTACATAATGATCTACGATGAACCGATTATCCAAACTGGCCCCAGTGAAGCCGAGAATATCTGTAATCGGTTTATTAGAGCAAGGCGTATCAAAGACCTTTGGACTCCCAAGTTTGAAGAATGCTACGAATATGCCATGCCACAGCGTGAGAGCTTCTACGCTCAAACGCAGGGCGATGTAACAACAGACAAAATCTTTGATGAAACTGCTGTTGTTGGTGTCCAAGAGTTTGCTTCTCGGCTGCAATCCGGCCTAGTTCCTAACTTTGCACGGTGGGCAGACCTTGTTTCTGGGTCTGAAATACCAGAAGAAGAGCGCAGTGACGTAGATAAAGCCCTAGAATTTGTCACTAACTACGTGTTTGAGATCATTCAGAACTCTAATTTCTCCCAAGAAGTACACGAAAGTTTCCTTGATATTGCACTTGGGACTGCTTGCTTGCAGATTTCAGAGGGCAATGCGCTAAATCCTATAGTGTTTACCGCCATTCCGTTAACTCAATTGTACTTGGATGTAGGCCCAGATGACAGGCTTGATGCTGTATTTCGCGAGAGAGCAATTAGAGCAAGCCAAATCAAGGTCGCATATCCAAAAGCCAAACTGCCAATGTCAATCACACGTAATCTCTCACAGGGCAAAGATGAACAAATCACGCTCGTTGATTGCACTTATCGTGTCTATGAATCTCTTGATGAAGAACATACCCGCATTGTCTTTGATCCAAAAAGCAAAGATATTTATTATAAAGAGAGGTACACTGGCGTAGGTTCTAACCCATATGTACCATTCAGGTGGTCAAAAGCGGCAGGAGAAGTCTTCGGTCGTGGCCCATTGATGAATGCAATGCCGGCAATCAAGACATGTAACCTTACAATGCAGTTGATTCTTGAGAATGCACAGATGGCAATCAGCGGAATCTACACAATTGAGGACGATGGCGTCATTAATGTAGATACAATTCAGCTTCTGCCCGGCACTGTTATGCCAGTTGCGCCCGGCTCGAATGGTTTAAGGGCTGTTCAAGGGGCAGGAAACTTTGATGTAGCACAGCTTGTGCTGTCGGATATGCGCATGAATATTCGTAAGGCACTCTATAACGATATGCTTGGCAACCCAGACAAAACTCCAATGAGTGCGACTGAGGTTGGTCAGCGTATGGCTGATTTGTCACGACAGATTGGTGCTGCATTTGGTAGATTACAGGCAGAGATGGTTACTCCACTGCTTCGTCGTGTAATTTTTATCCTGAAAAAGCAGGGAAGAATCAATCTTCCTACTGTAAATGGTCGTGAAGTAAAGGTTCGCTCTACTTCTCCACTGGCACAGGCTCAAGCACAGCAGGATATTGTTGCGTTTGACCGCTTTGTTGAACTTGTAGGCACACGATTTGGCCCACAATTAATCAACCTGCTTGTAAAATCTGAAGATGCTGCTAAATATCTTGCCGATAAGTTTGGCGTTCCAGAGCGTCTGCTTCGTTCAGATGAAGAAAGAACACAACTTGTCGCGCAGTTAACACAATCTATGCAAGCGCAACAGGCGCAAGGAGTTCCAAGTGGCCCTAGCCAAGCCCCACCTAGTGGTGGGATGTGACGGAATTAGTCGCACCCAGAAGAAAGAAGACGAACTCAATAAATTAATAGCGGGGATTTTCTCTAGTGCTGGTGCAGTAGAGGTTCTCCGCTATTTGCGTTCAATCACGATTGAAGCTGTCGGTGGCCCCAATATAAGCCCCAATGAACTGATGCA